GGTGGAGAGCCGCAATCTGGAGCTTGGAGTAGGCCATGAATTCGCTTTCAGCAGGTTGGTCGATAGATGTATTCTAGCCCCGCCCCGTGATTTGTACATCCATCAAGTGTAACGCTTTCATCGACCTGTTACACACGCCGGGCCGGGTAAATAATCCTGTGAAGCCATACTGCGTCTACCTCATCACCTAATGTCTGAGACGCGGAAGGGAAAGAAACGAAAAGAAACGAAAAGAAAGCTCAGTTGCTGCGACGGCCGCTGCACATCGCGGAATGAAGCGATCTGAGGAAACAAAAGCGAAGATCAAAGCCGCATGGGTCAAGCGCAAGGAGCGAGAAAATGAGCAAGCGTAAGATCCCTAGTCTTATCATCGAGCATGTAAGCGACCGCGGAAATTTGCATCTTTTGTCGATGCTGGAACACCGACGAGATCGGTACCTTGTGATCGTCGACAACATCGATGAAACCACGATCACCGCGTACGTGCTCGATTACGCGCAGCAAGAGGAAGTCGATCTCCTGACCTTTATCAACATCGCCGAAGATTGGCTTGAGCGATCCGGTGGAAACTACCCGCTGTCCTTTGAGCTCTCGAGACTTGGGCTAAGCTCAGTAGCCCGACGAATCTACAAGACCTTCGACATCGCGTACGTCACGCGCCTTGTTGGCCGCACATTCTCATACGATCTTACAACTCCAATTCGAGTGCGCCGGCGCCGCGCTTCACGCGTACCAGCGGGAGTTGAGATTCGACCGAAGGGCTTAGTAAAAGCCTTCCAAAAGCGAGAACAGTGCGCTTTCGGCAGTTGAACGGAACTTGTCATCCACTTTCGGAAGATCAGTGTCGGCGAGTGCCTCGAGCACCCGAAGGTCCAGCTCCTCGAGCAGTTCCTTAACAGAGTCGAGAGACAGCTCCCCGTTCTTGATCGTGAGAAGCTTCGCCGCGTTCGGGCGCGGGAAGGTGATCCAGCGGGTGTCGAGCAGCTCAAGTACTTGTTGGTACACACGCACCGCGTGTGACAGCGACTTCCAGTCCACATCGACCTCTGAAGCGCGCGTGCTGCGCTCACCGTACTGGTCCACCAGCTTCTGGACTGCCGTGCGGAAGTGCTGCAGCGTTGTGGTCTCGAGGTACTCACGCCCATTCAACTTCAACGTGCGCATCTTTTGATCGCGGTTCACGGCTTCACCAATCTCGAGACCAGTCTGTTGCACGAGCTCGTCGAGCACCCGAACATCTGGCGGGGCGCTCCACAGCGTGTCGAGTCGCAGTGCCGGGGTTTCACTGACATTCAGCCCGGCGAACTGCTCGTTGAAGTGAGCTTGGATCTTGTCGACGGCCTCGAGCACTGCTCGAGCTGCGTTCAGCCGCTGACCACGCTGAACGTAGTCCATTGTCTGCTTTGCCGCGAAGCCCGTCATGCCGCCAACATTCTGGTGCACCCACGAGGCCTGCATGACTTTGCACAGGTGCTCGAAGCAGAACATGCGATGACTTCCGCCAAAACCATCAACCTGGATCGGTGGAACATGATCAAGATGAAATCCCTGCAGCACCGCGAACACAAACTCGACTGCGTACGCCTGCCCCGACAGGAAAGCTGACAGGAAGTTTTGGATCGGCGTATGCTCGGCCTCGTACCCATTTGCGGGCATCGTGTCGGAGTTTCCGACGATCTTGCCGTCCGCGTCGAACCGATATCGCTCGACCTTCAGCGGCTTTGCGAGCAGGATGTCGCGCTTCGACGGCAAGTACACGCACTTGAAGTCGTAGTCAGATGTGGGCGTCTGCGTGCCGTACAGGCGCGAGCCGTACGTGATGGTCGCAAAGAGATTCGAACCAATTGGTGGTGTGTAGATCATTCTGTTCCTAGGGCCGCGAGGCCAAGATGAAAATTGGGGGCCCAACTCTACAATCGGCCCTGTTCGATGAGGTGCAACTGTAACACGATCACGTACCCGTACCCAAGCGCGTGGCTTTTCTTGAACGAGTACCCCGTGTCGTCGCGGGCCCAGAGCAGGCGTCGTGCCATCTCGCGATCCTTCTGGTACAGTGGTACGAGCTGCTTCTTGCCGGGGCGGATCAGCGCGAGCACATCAGCAAGCTCGGTGATCGAACTCGGCTTTAGCTTCAACAGAAGCTCACCGTGGTTCGAGAGCTGGAAAAGCTTCTCGTGGTTCGACGGGAGCTGCAACAACGTCCAGTCTGGCGTGAGCGCGATCAGACGTTCGATCTCAGCACGGGTCTCGAAGTGCTGGTACACGTTCAGGTGCAAAAAGTCGATCTTCAGGTACCCAAGCTCTTCAGCCTCCACGTACGGAATCGCTGAGAGCTTTGTGATCGGGTCCTGCGCAATTGCCTGCGGATACACACCGCACGGGTGGGGTGTGAGCTTCCCATCGCGCAGCACTGACGCGCGCACCCATGGAAACAGCGCTTCTGGCCTCAGCGAAGGCGGAACGTCGATGTCAATGTCCATTGGGCTCCTTCAGCTTTGCCTCGATCCATTGCTTTTCGAGCTCGCGCCCCTCATCGGTTTTTGCCGGTGATAGTCGTCGAACGCACGAAGATCTCGTAGTCTGGCCGAAAGCCCATGCGGTGCAGAGATCGTCGCGTTTTGGGGTCACGAGCCGATCGCCTCATCGATGTCAATCCAGTCCTGGATCTGCACCATCTGCTCGACGAAATCCAGCCAAGCCAGCATGTCTTCTGACCGATCATTCGTGTTGCTGAGCAGCACGTTGAAGTATCCGCGATCCACGGCCTTGATGTTCAGATCAAGCATGTACAACATGTCAGTGAAGAGCTTGCGCACACCTTCAGGGTACCCGACGAAGAGCTCACGCTCAAATATTTTCCGCTTCACAGGCTCTCCTAAGTTCCCGAGCAAGTTCTGGTTGTTGCGCGAGCTTCGCGGCGTACGCGCCGAAGTTGATCGTCTCGGTGAGCACATCCTTCTCAAGGGACGGACGGGCTTGCACCCAGCGCAGAAAGTTCGATGACACGATAAGCAGCCATGGCGAGAGCTTCCGGCGCCGCACAAGCTTTGCAATCTCAAGGTACCCGAGTGCATCGTACACTTTGCTGGTGCTGACACAATGATCGGCCGCGAGCTCCTTTAGTGTGTCGAAGCTCTCGATAAATTGTGTGATCGGCGGGTACGCATTGTCGTACCACTCGAGGTACATCGCGTACGTCGTGTCACGACACCAGAGCACTGGCTGTGTGCCAGTCTCCACCATGAGCTTGATGAACTGCGTCGGATTCGGCACCGCAATCTTCTCAACCCAGTCTGTGAACTTCACGAAGTACACGTACTGACGCGAGGCCATGAATCGATCTTGCGCTGGCACTGAGCGGCGTTGAGCTCGCATCCAATCGCCGTAGTACGCGTACGACGCCTGACCCTTCGGGGTCCTCATGAATTCGAGCCGATCACGCTCACGACAAGCGTGCCCCATGAAGCCCATTTCAGTTTGGAACTCACGCTGGCAAAACGAGCACGGCCAAGTACTCGCCACGGCCGTTGAGGCGGCGGTGCGGCGGCTTGCTGCTTGCTCCTTGAGTTCTTCGCGATTCATTTCTTACTTTTCGGCTTAGGTTTGGGCTCTACACCAAGCTCAACCTGAAGCTTCTTCATGTCGTCTTTATCCCAGCCAAGCTCTTCACCAAATTCCAGGATCATGGGTGAGGTCAAGCGTGGAAGGTACATGTTCGCTTCACGTGTCGAGCACCCGTACCACTGCTTGATGGCCTCAAGCGCGAGTTGCTTGCTTTGACTTCCAGGGCCCTTGAGCCACTTCGTGCGTGAGGTCTTGCCAGTGCAAGCTGCGGCTAGGAGCTTGAACAGCAACTCCTTTTCCTTGCCAAGACCAAACACGTGTTTGTTCACGAACTCATTCAAGCGGATGATCTGCGCCTCGTCACTCGTGCCCGCGAGCCAGCGCATGATCACGAACGGATGCGCGGCCTTCTGTCCTTCTGGCGTGAGCTTGTCGTACGCTTGAAGATTGCGCTTGTTCAGTTGCCCTAAGAAATGGAACAGATCAAACGCATCACGATCAGCCATCAGAAGCCTTCTGGGAAGGTGTCGCGGCGTCGAAGACGGGTCCCATGCGGAAGATCATTCCGTGGCGAAATGTCGACGAGCCGCAGTGCATTCCCTTCCTCGTCTGGGTGCTCGATATTCTTGAAGAGGTACACCCAACGCTCATCCTCGTCGGCCTGATCAATCAGGGCCATATCGAGAATCACACCTTCGCCGTCAACAAGGAGCGTGTCCAGCGCAAAGAGCAATCGACGATTTTCAGCGGCCGCCTCAGCGAGCATGTCTTCGAGCAATCTGTTGTCAAGCATAAATCATTTCTCCAAGTTCAATGTGGCGCAGACATGTCCACCACCATTTTCGCAGCGCTTTTCGATGACGCCGGAGTTTTCATCATACGTGCCATGTCGATCGTCGGCGAAACAGAACCAGGTTCCAAGATCTTCCGGATCATCGAAAGACTTCACAACCAGGATGTGCGTCGCCCCAGCCTCTAGCCCAATGGCCTTGGCCTCGTCGATGTAGTACTGCCAGTTCGGCGAGGACACGTAGTAATCAAGATCGATGTTCACAACTTTCCCAGTTCGATGAACAGCGCCGCAATCTGGATCTCACCATCACCAACCCAGTTCGTCTGGGCTTGGTACTGCGCGATCAGCACTACCGCCTCGTCTTCCTTGTTCTTCAGCTTCTTGATGCGGTGCAGATTCCGGTACAGGAAGCGGAAGACATCTGGCAGTTCTTCCTTTGTGGCCGAGGTACACACCAAGTTCCGAGCCGCGCTCAGATTGCTGGCCTCGAGCAACGGCAGAAGCTCGAGCTTCCAGTCATCGATCTTCTCAGTGGCGCCGAGGACCAGCGTTCCAGTGCTGGAGCAAGCCTCGAGCAGCAGCACAGTCTGGCGAATGTCGGGATATCCAGCTTCGACGATCTTCTCGAGAACGTCGATGTTCGCTTCGATCTTCTCAGCCTCGAGGATCTCGCTCATGCGAAGCAGGATCTCGTCACGGCTTGGCGTGGAGAAGATCACCTCTTGAAAGCGCGAGCGGATCGCTGGCATGATCTTGTTCGCGTAATTTGCGGTCGCAATGAAGCGGCAGA